AACATCCAGCATTGGACCAGCAAGGCGGGCAATCTGGAATACCTGGTTGTAGAACGACTTTGGAACGGTGTTGTCGCTTGATACGATGGTGCGCTTCTCCGAGATGAACTCGTGTCCACGCTGCTCGCCCATAGCGATAGCACGCAGAATGTCGCTGTCATCAACCGAACGGGTTACCGATGGGATGAATGAAGCAGCAGCCTCAGCAGCACGCTCTTCGCGGGCAGCAAGGTTGTTTGCCGACTCAATAAGCGCAGCACGCTCGTCAAGTTCAGCCGAAATACGAGCATACGACTCGTTTTCTTCAGCAGTGAGGTCACGCTTCTCGGTTGCTGCGCGGTCTAGAATGACCTTTGCTGCTTCCCAAGCCTTTGCGCGGGCCTCAGACTGAAATTTTGCAAATTCAGACATGAATCTCCTAAATAGAAATGAATAATGACTCTGCGGTGCTGACACTCAACAGACGAGGTAGTGGTGCTAACACTCAACTACAACAATAAGTTTACATAATGTTTTATACACGCCAACAGAAATGAAGAACCCCCACAGGAAAAGGGGCAAAACCTGTGGGGGTGAACTCGCTAGGAAAGGGGGGTTAGCGAGTTTCTTCTGCCTTGACTACACGCTTCTCAGTAATGGGCGCGTCAAGGGAAATGATGGCATCAGCAAAAGCCTCAACCCACTCTTGGATAGGACCAGCAGTAGGGTTACCTGCCGTAGTCAAAATAGCGTCAATGATTTCTTGTTTGGTAGCCATTAGATTCTTTTCATTAGGAGTTCAAGTTGTTTCTGTTTCAATTCTAGAATGTTGCCTGATACTTCCTCAACTTCTGGAGATTTCTGAAGTTTAGATACAACATCTTTGATTAGGTTTGCGTGGGCTTCTTCAAGTTCCTCGCCTGATTCTAACTTGAGTAGTGCATCAGCAAGTGCCTCAGCGTCAATACCACCGTCAGCAGAACGAACTGACACAGTGCCAGAGGTAGCAGTATATGCGGGGTAACTAACTACTGAAATTTCGTGAATTCTGACAGCCTCAAGTGTGCGGTTGCCACGCTCATCCCAAGTGTCTTTGATAACGTTGAAACCGAAAGACATGGCATCAATAACTTTGCTGCGGATAAGTTCTGCAACGTCACGACCACGAGTGGTGTTAGCAAGAGTGGCTTCATAAGCAAGTCCTTTAGCATCTTCCCAAAGTTTTAGGCTTCCACCACGAACAGAGGCCATAGGTTCACCGCTGTCGTGATTCCAAAGCAACTTGATTTCATTACGAGCCTTAAGTGAACGAGTAAAAGCGCCAGGTGCGATACGTTCAATAAAAGGTAGCGGTTCACTATCGCTGTTGAAAACGGCAGCATATCCACTAATGGTCATGCCATCGGTGCTGTCACGAATCTCAAAGTCTGATAGGTTAGTGCGAATCTCGTGACCGTTAACCGAACGAATGTCGCTAGGTAGACCCTCTACACGAGCCTTAATAGCCCATGCTGCACGAATCCATTTAGAACGATTGCTCATAGACATTTCATCTTCAATCATGTTCGTGTTCGTGAGTGGTTGAATTTTGTCAAGGTCAGCAATCAATACAAGTGAGGTTTCGTCAGATTCAAACCATGTATTTGCTTCTTCATCGAAACATTTGACTAAGGCTTGCACACCTAACACTTCGACAACTTGACCATACTCTGGTTCATCCTCAAGCAGTGGAGTCCAAGATACCCAATCACCAATAGCGATGCTGTCTAGGCTTGCGCGTTGTTCTTCAATCATTACTTCTCTTTCACCTGATGCTTTCAGTCTATCAACAACTGAATCAGCAAATTGTTTTGCTCTCAATGCCTGAGTTTTAGTTGGCCCTGAACCCCATAGTAGATGTGCGACTAGACCAGCGCCAGGATAGTTAGGGTCAGTAGCGTTTTTATTTTTAGAAGCATCAAGGTCTGGTAGGTGACGGGCAATCCATGCAGAAAGGCGAACCCATTTATCTGCCGATACACGGCCAGCAGCCATTTCACGGGCTTCACGAATAGTTGCAGGAACTAGACCTGCGCCACCCTTACCATCTTCGTAATACTTAAGTCCACGTCTAGCAGCAGCCCGCATGTAACTAGGTGGTGCAATAGTGTCTACACGCAGTTCACGTTTAGTGTCAGCCTTGATAGTTGATGGATTCACTCCATCAATACCGAGGTCACGATAGTAACCTAAAGCAGTTGGATTATTTTCAATAGCAGCAACCACATTGTAAGTTTTCAGTAATCGTTCCGCTGTTGCTTTCTTATACTCTGGGCTAATAGCAGTTGAACTATTATTCATAATAAGTCGTGAATAACGCACACAAAGACTGTGTAGTTGATTAGCAGTTTCAGAGCGTTGTGATGCTGGTCTACCAGTCACGATGAATAGGTTGCCCTCAAGAGTTTTAATGTAGTCGTAAGTTTTTTGAATTAAACGACCACCAGCAATAAGAGTGCCATCAATGTCACTAATAATGATTTTCTGACCTGAAGCATTACGCTTACCTATTTGCCCACCAGGTTTCATATTCTCTGCAAGTGAGATAGCAACCATGTGGCCGATAGCAGCCTTTTTAGAGGTGTGGCATCCAAGAACTTCGCCACCCTCTTTGACGGTAGCCCATCCACTACAGCCTTTGGCTTTGTTACTAATGAAGTATGGCATTACGAAATTTTCATCCAACTAACATCATGCGAACCTGATGAGGCTATGGCATAAAGTTGGTCACCAGCAGCCAGATTTAAAGTAATTGTTGTATTTGCGTGTAATCCAAAACCATTTCCAGCAGTAACCGCACTATTGCCTAAAGTAATAGTGTTAGTTCCAGATTCATTATGTAAAACAAGTTGAAATGGATTAGGACTAGAAGTATCAATCGCTACAGCAGTAGTAGATACTGTTACATTTCCTGAAGTGATTGCCATTATGCGCCTGCTTGTCCATTGTTCTCAATAGGTGGTAGTGAGAGTGCAGCCAGAACACCAGCAGGGTCAAAACCATCTTTAACAAGTTTGTCTGCCATGTCTACACGCAACTGTGTTTCTTGCAAGTTAGCAGCCGATAGGCTCACGTTTGCTAGTGGAACACGAGGCACATCACCACCATCAACAGGTGAAAGGTCCTCAAGTCTACGAACTTCGTTAATAGTGCTTGCACCTTGCTGTAGCAAAATACTGTATGCGGTTGCACGGGATTGTAGGTCACCACGCAGTAGAGCGTTGAAGTTGAACTTAATGAAAGCGTTACCTGCAAGTAGTTGCGAGTATGACCATTCAATCTTTTCCAAGATAGGTCGCAACGAGTGGCTTATCCACTGTAGATTGTTTTGTTCTACAGATGCGTAAGTGTTTGTGCCAGGGATGCCAAGCATGTGTAATGGAATGTTGAACGCGCGAGCAATTTCTTCTACAGCAAATCGGCGTGATTCAAGGAACTGTGCTTGGTCATTTGGAACGCTAGTGTCCTTATAGGTTGCGCCACCAAATAAAACACCTGTCTTGTGAGATTTGCGCCATCCACGATGACGTGAATCAAATCCCTCTTGAATTGCTTTCAACTGTTCAGGGATGAGGTTGCCTGGAAACTCTATAATTCCTTGAGTGGTTGAACCTTGCATGAAGAAGCGGGCAGCAAAGTTTTGTAGAGCAGTAGCAACACCTAGAGCATCCTTGAGTTTGTCAATACGGCTAATGCCATAAAGTGACCCTGGCACTGCCAAGTCAATGATATGGATGACTTCTTTACTTGTTAGTGGCTTTGGTTCGCCATCAACGATGAAAACTTTACGACCAAGTGCTGACCGTTCAACTTTTACTTTTAGAGGGTCAAGGACTACAAGGTTTACAACATCACCGTTACGGTCACGGAATACACGAGTGTATGAGTTGCCGTTTACAAGTAGCGAAGTAACAACTTGACCATAATGTGCTTGTCGGCTTAGGTCAACGTCTGGTTGGTCAATCCATGTCGGGCGTGGGCGATAAGGTTTACGGTCACCATCTACACGAATGAAAGAGTCAACAGGAAGCGTTGAAATTGTGTCTGAGTAGAGTGACACGGCTGAAAAGAAAGCAACAATTTTGAACGCACTATCAGCATTGATTGTTACGCCAGCCTCAGTTTGCGTAGTAAAGTCCTCGCCGTTAGCAAAAACTTGCTGATACGATAATGCCCTTTCTTCACCAAAAAGATTACCAAGCATTACTTACTCCGCTCAAAAGCCAAACCAAACAAAATCATGCCAATACCAGCGACTACAACGCCAGCAGGGGGATACGTTAGACCTACACCCAATGCAACTACAGCAATACCTATTGCTTGAATAATTGTTGCTAACAACTGACCACCTAAATATAGAATCCTGGTATTATTGCTTCTTCTATTCTAGACCCTGAACGGTCATACGCTATAACTGCTGCAACGGCTGCGTCAATACGGCGTAAACTAGAACGGTTTTCTTTCACAATGCGCGGACCTAGATTGTCTATCTTAATAACAGCGTTATCTAAGTGACGAGCAAGTAACGGGTCACCATCATGCGTTACACGCTGTTCCATGACAGCATCATAAAACTTGGCACAAGCAACAACCATACGTTTAGCAGATGTTGACGGCCACTCCACAATAGGCACACCAGCATCTTGCAATACTTCCATAGACCGTTGCCAACGAAACGGGTCGCAAGCAACTTCACGAACTTTGTAATGTTGACAAAAATCAAGAATGGCTTGTTCAGCGTCTTGAATGTCTACACGCCACGAATCGTCAGAGTCAATCGGTTTTTCCCAAGCCTTGACAAGAAAGAGGTGAGGTTTTTCTTCTTCATCACGAGGCATCCTGCAACCAATGATTACAGTGGTGTCACCGTTGAATGAGCCGTCAAAACCTAGAACATACTCAGCGTCAGGGTCTAGTTCTTCAACTTTTTCTAAAACATCCCAAACACCTGTAGGTAACCATGTTTGTTGTGAGGAAACCCATTGATTGCAACGTTTAGTGCGAAACTCTGATTCTGGGGTTCGGCGCACAGATGATTCAAAGTCTGACAGCGCACAAATGTCACCAAGTCCAGGGTTAGCGATTTCCCACGTTTCTTGGATTCTGTGGTCTGCTTCTTGTGGTGCTTCCCACCATGACATAAAAAAGGTTGGGTCATCAACCTCACCGCGGGCTACACGCTTACCATACTGATACAGGGAATAGCAGATAGAGTCTTGTCCCGTATTGTCTGTCTTTACGCCAGCAGTGGTGATAGCGATGAGGGTAGCCATTGAGCCTCTAGCACCTTGAGCAAGTGACATAACCTCAAAAAGTTCACGATTGGGCTGTGCATGCAACTCATCAAAAATCACGGCTGTCGGTGATAGACCCTCTTTTGTGAAAGCCTCGCTAGACAGCACACGATAGACAGAGTTTGTTTCAGGATTCTCGATAGCATCCCTATACAGTTTCGCCATTCCCATCAAGTCGGGTGAAGCCTCAACCATGCGTTTAGCGTCAGCAAACACGATACGAGCCTGGTCACGGTCAGCAGCACACGAATAAACCTCTGCACCCTTAATGCCCGCAGCAAAAAGGCTGTAAACGCCGAGCGTAGACGCAAGGGCTGACTTTCCCTGCTTACGAGGCATCCCGATTAGGTTGATGCGATGACGCAACCCACCATCATCATCCTTAGCAAAAACATGACGCAACAGTTCTTTTTGCCACTCACGCAAAATAAGTGGTGAGCCTGCACTGCCCGCAATCGAATCTTTAGTGATAATGCCAAAAATCTCAGCAAAATCTATAACCGACTCGCCCTTGCCCGACTTTAATGCTGCATCAGGAACAGGAGTCAACCATGCAGGAGGCCAAGCATTAGGCACTACCATGCTTCTCCATAAACTCAGCCAACTTTGACTTAGCCTTAACCTCAGCCAACCCATAACGGCTACGGTCAACAGGAGTCCAAGCAAGAAGCGACAAATTAGAGATAATAGAACGCTCTAAATCACGCAACTGCCTACGGTCACGCCAAGAATCCTCACCATCATTCATAAACACAGACTCACGTAACACCTCACGCTCATCCAACATTTCAGCCGTCAACTGCACCAACCACTTATCAGTGCGACCCAACCACAACTGACCCTTACCCCAAGCCTCATCCCAAAACGCAGAGCCTATCTCACCCAACGGGCGCAACGGTTGTGGGTTCTCAACCTGCGGAATCAGCACAATGTTCTGCTCTTTAGGCAAAGCCCGCTTCCCAGGGTTACCTGTCAAACGCTTCTGCTCAAGTGGCTTAGGTGGATTAGGCATGCACACTCCTTTCTTCAAGCATAACCTAAAATAGTCTGAACTGCGGAAATATGCGAACTGTGGGCATAGGGGTGTCGTTTGCTCTAAAACTGGCGATTTTTACCCCACCCTACCCCTATTTGTTCGAAAGTTTGTTCGAATGGTCAATTCGGGGCTGTGGGCGGGCTAGGCGGGTTTTAGGTGTCTGGCAGGGTGATTCCCTTGCCGTAGGTGTGAAAGGGCTTCTACGGGGCTTGTGTGGCTTGCCTTTAGATAGGCGGGCGCTAGGCGATTGGGTTAGGCGGGCGGTCAGGCGTGGTCAGGCGTGGCGTTATTGGTAATGATAATCATTCTCAATAAGGCAGGGTAAAGCGAAACCCCCTAACCGATTGGCTAGGGGGCTTGGCTTGGGTGTCTTAGTCGTTGGCTATGGCATCTTGCACGAGGTAGTAAGCATCTTGTAGTTGTTCGGCTCGCTTGCTGTCCATTGGCATCTCTGCCCGTAGGTCATCGAGTAGGGCAGACAGTTCCCTTAGGGCTTCGACAATTTCGTTTTCGGTCATTAGATACCCCAAGCCTGTCGAACGATATTCAGGTGCTTGCTAGTGGTCTTGCTTGGCGTGGTCTCGACTAGGTGCAGGTCTTCACGCTTAGGCGCATAGGCGGGGCAAGAGGCGATGTTCATCGAGTAACTGAACACCTCGTAACTGCCCCCGCTGTTGATTGCCCAGAGGTTACCCGCATCGAACGGCTCTAGGCGGGCTAGGTGGTCTTTGGCTTCTCGTAGTGTGGTCATTTGTCTGTGCCTTTCGTTTCGTTGGGTTGGGTTAGTTGGCTGGGGCTTGAGTAGTTGCAAGGAACTGTGCTTCGAATAGCGCCCTGTCTACTGCTACCGCTACTGCGCGAGCGATGTCTAGCGCCCGCCACGCCTCGACCTGTTCGGCTTTGTTGCCGTATTTCAGGGCAAACACCCAATCTTTATGCGCTTGGTCATATGCCTTCTCGTAAGGTGCTTTTACTGCGTCTGCGATTTGGTAAGGTTTCATTTTCGTTTTTGCCTTTCGTTGTTCGGCGGTGTTGCCGTAGGCACTAGCCTAGTCATTCCCATAAGGTCAAGTCAAGCATTTAGCCCCCGATTTGTATAACGATATCGTTATAAACTTTTTTACTAATTCGCTTGCGTTCTGCTCGCCGATATGCTACGGCTTGAAACGATACCCTTGCCAGATATGTGTTGTTCGAAAATCTGTTCGAATGACGGGCTGTTCGAAAATCTGTTCGAACGGCGAGCGGGGGCTAGGCGGGGGTCGGCTACCAAATTTTGACCAAATTTCTAATCAGATTTTGACCAAATTTTAGTGAGCAGTTTCACGCATACTCAGGCGCATTAGCGAAAGGCAATTACGCTAAATCTTTTATGCTTCCAAACTCTTCACCCTTGCCAGCAGTTTCACATAGCCAACAGATAGGCGCTTTAGTTACCCGTTGCGCTACTGCTAACCAACTGTAAATTGCGTGTTGGTTTGCCGTCACACCGCATAAAGCAACCTTGCCCGATTGGTCTGCTAGGTGTCTCTCTATGGTGTCTAACTTTTGCCCT